AAAGCCATAAAACAATTATTAATTCAACTAGCTGTTATTACAGCAATAAAATTCTTAATAGGTGGACCAGGTGTTGCTGGTAATATAGCAAAGGCATTTTCTTTAGCTAAAGATAGTGTTTTAGGATTAGCAAAAGGTGGGTTAGTTACTGGACCAACTATGGCATTAGTAGGTGAAGGTGCTGGTACAACAGCAAGTAATCCAGAAGTTGTTGCTCCATTAGATAAATTAAAAAACATGATTGGTGGTGGAACACAACAAGTACAAGTTTATGGTCGTATAAGTGGAAATGACATTTTTATAAGTAATCAAAGGGGTAGTTTAAATAGACAAAGAGCAGTATAACTTATGGCATTTGGAAAAAAGTATTATTCGTCATATAAGAGTAATAATGATATTGATTATTATTTGGAAATATGGTTAAAAGACTATGATTCAACAGCTAGCGAAATTACAATAGGTGCTGGTGGTCCAATAATATCTTATGAAACAGAAGAAGATGATAGATTTTCACCAATATTAAGTTCACATTGTAAATTACCTTTTGTTGTTACAAATACAACATTACAATCTTTTATAACTCAACTAAGAACAACATATCAGGAAAAGGAAGTTTATTTACATTTATATAAAGCAACATCATCAACATATAGTACAACAAAACCAATTTGGAGTGGTTTTTTAACTATGGATTTAGGAAGTGGTGAAGATGTATCTTTTCCTTATGAGCAAGAATTAATATTTGTAGATGGTCTTTCGTTATTAAAAGAAATTGATTTTGTTGATTTTTCAGACCCAGATTATGAATCAAGAACTCCAGGAAATTATGCTCCTGAAAATATGTATTGGGGTCCAGCAAGATATACTTATTGGATAAAGGAAATACTATTAAAAAGTGGTGCAGCAATCAGTGGTGTAAATGGTCAGGGTGTAACACAAGATTATGGCTTTACAACAGCAGTTAATTGGTATAATGGCCAAATGACCAGCACATCACAAAGTAGTGACCCTTTATATTTGACAGAATGTAAGGCCTCAATGTTTCACACTAAGGATGAAAATGAAACCTTTTTACCAGATAATTGTTATGATGTTTTAAAAGAATTATTAAGGCATTGGGGTGCAAGAATTACATATTGGAAACATGAATTTTGGATAGTACAAATACCTGAATATATAACTGATGAAAGTGGTTTTATTGATAATCCTGACAATATTAATTCTAGGCAATATAATAAAAGTGGAACATATTTAGGTAGTCAAGACCATTTAGGTGATACATATTCTAGTAGATATGAGCAAACTATACAAAGTAATCAAATAAGTAAACTGGTTGGAACTAAGTATAACTATTTACCAGCTATAAATAGGGTAAATGCTAAATTTTTAAGTTTAAATGGTGAAAATCATTTTGGTGGTTTTCCTTTTGGTGCTAATCCTTATGGTATAGATTTTTTCCAGGGTAGAATAAATAATCCATCTACTGCTGATTTTTTATGGGTATCAATTCCATTAAATTGGAAATGGGATATGAGTGGTACGCTTTTTCCAAATGGTCATACAAATGGTTGGTGGGCTAGAATAAAATTTAATTTATATTGTACACAAAATAATGGTGGAACAATTACAACTTATTATTTACAATATAATTCTAGTGATGATTCTTATTATTGGGTTGATTCTTCCAATTGGGCTCCATTAGGTAGTGAATCCCCAGCTTATATTATTTCATCAAGAAATTTAGTAGAAACTGATTATATTGGTTTTCAAGAACAAATAGAATTTGTAGATAGTTCTGGTAGTAGTATATCACTAACTGGTGATTGGGATTTTTACATGAGCATAGAAAATTATGGAACTAGTGCTAATAATCCTGGCTCATTTTATTGTAGATTTAGTCCAGGTGGTCAAATAAAAAGAAATCCAACTGGAACAGCACCAAGTTTACCAGGACCAGGTGGTAGTGGTGGTGCATCAAGTGGCTCTGGAACTGTTAGTTGGTCTAATTCATTACAAGATAATAGTATTGCTTTTAATAGTCCAACAGCATCATCAACTAATTTTCCTAGTGGTTATAATACTGGAGCAAGCCAACTTGATAAAGGTTTTACATGGAAGTCGCCCTTAAAAGGGTTTTTACAAGCATTAACAAACACAGCAAATGCTAGTTATGGTACTACAAATACTACTATTGTTAGTGGAAGTTCAAACACAGAGGTATATGGTTTTGGTGATTTATTATGGGGAGATTGTTTATTGCAAACTGCTAGAGGAAATTTAAATGTATGGAATGGTAGTTCATTTGTAAAAACTAATTTAAATGGTAAATGGGGTAGAGGTACTTTAACTGGTGAAAAAACCTTTACTCAAATGTTAATTGATGAATTTTTAACTGGGCAAACTAAAATTGTAATTTCTCCTACAATGAGGTTAGTTGTTGGTGAACAAAATAAAAATCAAACAGCAACAGCAAGTGGGGGTGGAACAGCAACAAGACCAAGATATGTAAATCCTATTGGTAGATTAAGAGAATTTAGGTCAAACGAAACAGACCCAGAATACTTTTTTAGAAGGGGTAGTTTTCACACATTATATGATGAATGGGATTATGAAGGTTATGAAATAATAAGAGATACAATAACAGTAACAACAAATACTAATGATATTGGTAGTTTAGGTGGCTCACAAGATGATAACCCTATTGATGCTGCAAAAGTAAAATCTAATGTAGAAAATGCATTAATGATGAACAGCCCAGTTGCTTTTGTAAGAACTACTGTTCCAGCTACTGGGAGTAATGTTATTGTAAATGGTAATTTTAATGTTGCTACTGGTTGGACTTTAGGAACTGGTTGGACTATTGACACAACTGTAAAAAAAGCTAAATTTGCTGCAACTGGCTCTACAAGTGATTTGACACAATCAGTATTAACTACTGAATTAACATATCAAATAAATTTTACAGTTGAAGTTACTGCTGGTAGTTTAACAGTAAAAGCTGGTAGTAGTGGCACAACACAAACAATAACTGCTAGTGGTGATTATAGTATTTATTTAGATTGTGAAGGTTCTAGTGATATTAAATTTACAGCTGGAACAACATTTACTGGAACAATAACTTTTATAACTGCAAAAGACCAAAAATCTTTAACAAGTATTCCAATAGAAACAATAGGTACTGCTGTATTTAAAACAAATGATACTTTAGATTTAGTAAATTCCAGAGATGGTGAAATAATGACTTTAAATGTTTCATCAAATCAGGGTGCTTCTGATGACACAATTAGTGTTACATCTACTCTTTTATATGAAGATATTGCTGCAAATTCTGTTTTACTAATTAACCAAGATGACCTTTCAGCACAATACCAAAACAAAACAAAAGGAACAGTTGGTGGCTTTGATATTACAGCAAATAGTATTGATTCTGGTAGTGTAAGTATTCAATCATATATTGATGACGATACTTTTGCAACTGCAAGTGCTACAAGTTTAGCAACAAGTGAAAGCATAAAGGCTTATGTTGATACGCAAGTTGGAACTTCCGATACGCTTCAAGAAGTTACAGATAATGGTAACACCACCACTAACAGTATAATGATAGGTAGTTCATCCAGTCCTAGTAAAAGGTTAGATGTTAGAACAAATGGAACTGGTGATGGATTTCGTTTAGCAACATCATCAAATAATGCTTTTGCTGAAATTATAAATGGTAATTCTGAAAGTTTTCCTTATGGTAAAATAAACATGAATTATGGTGGAACTACTCCAGTTTCAATAGTTGCGTTGTCTAATGAAATGCAATTATCTGGTGGTTGGACAGCTAATGGTAAAATAGTTTTTAGAACTGCAACTACCGAAAGAATGAGATTAACAGATAATGGCTTAGGAATTGGAACGACCAGTCCAGATTCATTGTTGGAAATTTCTTCTTCAAGTACAACTGACTTTTTAAAATTAACAAGTGCTGGTTCAGGTGCAAATCCAATTAAATTAATATTTGAAAAAGGGAGTTCAGAGCAAGGAATTATAGAATATAATAGAAATGGTGATTTAGAAATATATAATTCAGATAATGATGGTGGTGTGATGATTGATGGCTCTGCAAGTGCTGGGGCTGATTTTTATGTTGCAAACTCTGGAAACGTAGGAATAGGAACGTCCAGTCCTAGTCAAAAACTAACAGTAGAAGGTAACATAGAACTTGGAACTGGTGGGTATATTTATGGAGATACAACAACACCTTATTTAAGATTAAGCAACGCTGCTGGTAGTATATTAGGATATTCAAATGGTTATATATCAGTCGGACCAAGTTTTGTATATCACAATGCTTCTGGCGAACAGTTTAGAATAAATCATTCTAATGGATATGTCGGAATTGGAACGTCTAGCCCTTCATATTCTTTAGATGTAAATGGCAAAACAAGAACGCAAGATGAATTAATTGTTGGCGATAATTCTGGCACAAATGCAACTATACATTTTAGAAATGAAAATTTTGGTGCAAAAA